ATATACCGGTTCATTTGCATCGACACTTGTATGCTGTAGTTTTCGATTACTAATTCTTTCTCCACTAACCGGAGTTGTAGCAGTTTGAATTTGTTCGATATTTTTATATTGCATTAACATTAATTATCCAATTGTTTGATTCCATGTATCTACATTTTTAGATGCATCGGTTACTACAAAATATGTTTGATCTGCATTTATTACATGATCTGATTGACCTGTAGATGCTGCAATTTGATATATATCGCCAATCTGAATATCTGAATTAGGCACAATGAAATCTACGAATGCCGTTTGTGTTTCATTAACACCAATAGATCCATCTCCGGTTTGAAACGGACCTTGCCATGTTAAATCTTTTCCGGTTGAAGGTCCACTTCTAGCAACATAAAAATATATGTTTCCACCACTAGGAGTAGTATGTTGTATTTGTGCGCGAATTCTTAAATCAGCACCAGTATTTTTTATATCTTTGCTAATTTTATATTTGTTTGTTTCTGCTTGTGGTAATCCATCTTCTACAATATCCATTAAAATACCAGTAGGAGTAAAATCTGGTGTGCCACCAGGTGAAAAGTTAGCAGATGGTTTATATCGTGCATATACTAAGTCTGGCAACACGTCAGTAGCTCCAGATAAATCAATGTTTAAGTTTATACCAGAATCTGCAGTAACAGTAACTGGAAATTTAAAATATTCAAACGTTGTATCCAATACGCGAATAATTGAATTTGTAGAAATTCGTACCGAGGTTGGTTCAATGATTAGTAATGGATTTGTCTCAGAATTTTCATGTAAAACGATATTACCAGCTTCATCTCTCGGATGAATACTAGTATCTGCAGAAACTACTGTTAAGCCTTTTTGTATGTATTTTGCACTTCTTTCAACTGTTGCCATTATCGAGTCACTTTAAAGTAAATTTGGTCTGTGATATAATCTTCTACAATTCCATCTTTAACTTTAAGTTCTAAACGATAATATCGTTCTGGCATAAAACCATTTAAATCTAAATAAATAAAATTGCTTGTCGAATCACAACTAACTTTACTATAAATATCGTCGTAAGGAATTATAGTCTCATCTGTGAGGGCATCGATAACCGTATAATATGTTGTGCTAGGTAAATACTTTACCGTTTGAATTGGAAACACATTAGTTGGTGATTTTTGTGGATATTTATCACGCCCGAAGATTCTAATTTTTTCAACAGCCGTGTCTTTATACGTAGGTTTAACGCGGGTATAGGTCGTAAATGACTCTGTGTCTACTGGAGTCAGTGAACCTGTTGCAAAAGTGCTGTTATCCCAGTACATGGTTATTCTAGGCACATATATCGTATGTGTATCGCGGCTAAAGAAACGTACATACCCGGCTACTGCATTATTTGCTTCATCTGCATCAGAATATTGCAACAAGAATCCGTAGTTTGGTATAGCAGCTCCACCACTACCACTCAACCATATTTTAACTGCATTAGTAATATCCATGTTAATATCAGTAGTACGATATGAAAAAGATTCTGATGTTATAAGACCTAGTGATGAACTTGCTGATGCGGATTGGAACATCCAAGAGCCACCACCACCACTACCAGATACATATAGTGTGCTTGTTCCAATCTGTATATTTTGACTGCTTGAATACCATGGACTTCCTGATATAGGATAGTTCCACGTTAACCCATCAGTTGTCGTGCTAGTAACAGTCCCTGTACCATTAATCCAATTTTGTCCTAAAAGTTTTGCAAATACCGTATAATCAGAAGGCAAATTTTTTGCGTTAGATGTATACAATTGCAACATGAATTTACAATCATTTACTGTTTTACTATACTTTGATAATGATGCTGAAATTTCAGACATATCAAATTTAATTGCAGCCCTAGATTTTAACAATGTAGAGCCGTCAGTATCTAATCGTTTTCCAATCTCTAGAATTTCATCCAACCCAGTATTAATAGTTGGCGCCGATTCATACATTGTAGCATCTTGTTGTGCATAAAATATTCTAAACATGAATTATCCTTTAATAATTTACCACTCGGCCTTTTAGGTCCTGATCGGGAAATTTAACTTCAAATATACTAGGATCCAATGATGGATAAATTACACCATTTTTTGTGGCTGTGTTCAAATCATATACATTTCCAGAATATCCACTATCTGAATCATACAAGTTTTTCATTGTAGCACCAATCACTGATTGCACACCTGGTACGCGGCCAATTGTGTTTATTACATCTGATTTGATGATTGGTTGGTTTATTTGCCAACGGTCAATATTGAATAAATCTTTAACTGCATTAATGCAACGCAATAAAACTTCATTGCTATTGTAATTTGGCAACACTGAAATTTCAAAATCTACACCAATATTGATAATGAATGCATCTTTAATGTTTACTGCATCTGTGAGCATTCGATAATAATCTAAGTACGTCTTTAAATTTGTTTTAATTGCATCATTCAATGCAACTAATTGTTTTGACGAATTGAAACCTAGCACATACATGTTCATTGCCAATGGATTTGCAACTCTGGTTTCAATCATTTCTTTTTGTGTAAGTTGGTCATCTGGTACGATATATGCTTTTGCAACACTACCATATTTAGACGGCATTGAATATGCACGAATAATATAATCTTCTCGAGTTACCAAACGATTTTGTGTTGCAAAATTACTAAGTGCATTATTTTTAATATCAATGAGCGAGTCTGCAGTTTTTGCACCAGCTGCTGGAGCAGGATTAATTACAGCAACTGTATTTTTTACAAAATTTACCAATCCAGCATTTGTTGTGGAATTAATGTTTTCTGAATACTCAATAAACATGATATTTTTTATAGTATTTGCGGCGACATTATCAGAAATGCCATTACCAATTGTATATGTAACAGTTAGCGTAGTTGCAGATGGCGCTTGTCCATATGTTCTAGTATATAAAAAATTTGAAGGGTCAATATCAATATCAACAGCTCTGCGAAAACCTGCTAATCCATTTCCTACATTGTCTGGGTTTGGAATAATTTCTTCATCATTATTATCTGAAATTCCTGCTCCAAATTGTAGTTCTAATTTATTATCACTCCTTAATCGGGTTACATATCGTTTAGATGTTTTACGCATTTTCAGCAAACTGGGAGCTGAAGAACGATATGTAACAAAATCTGGATCGTTTTCCAACAAATTAGGAACATCTTCGAAGATAGTGTCTTGTGCTAAGTATGGAACTTGATACCATTGATCGCCATCTGATTCTTTAACAGAAATTATTTCAATAATGTTAGTATCAGGTAGAACTACTTTATCATAAGCTACTGGTGACCCGAATGTAAATGTAGTAGTTTTAATTTCCCCGGACACAGCTTTAACTGATTTACGTAAAAGATAATATGTTGGTTGTTTAGTAACATCATCACTTTCATAAATTGTTACATCCGTTGGATTAGATGAAGACGAAAATGTGAAATCCACTGAATCCAATGTGCGGAACATTGTGTTACCGGATTCTTGTTTTATTTGCATTCCTGGTTTAATAGAAAGTGCATAATTAAAATCTGGTGCCACCGCGGTGCCACTACCAATTGCAGGTACTAATTGATACACATCAAGCATTGCAAATGCTGGTACTGAATTATTCGGTACATACCCTAATGCACGTGCTAAATCAAACACGTTTCCTCGTTCGGTTGCTTGTTCTAACAATGATTCTTTTAGATTTGTATCGGCATAAAACGATAATACATCACCTACATATGCTGCCATTTCCATGAATAGCATACCTGGCGATGATTCATTAAAGTCAGTGTAAGAATTTGGAAAATACTGTTTGGTAAATTCAATTAAATTTTGTCGTAATTGACCAAAGTCTTTTCCTAAATATTTTACATCTTTTTTTGTTTCCATTATATACTCATACTACTGATAATGTATTATCATTGTTTGCAAATATTGTGATTGTTTTTTCCTCGAAATTCTGAACGCTGTATAGTATGCTAACTCGAATTTGATAAGGCAAATTAGGATCATCTTCAGCCGTAGTAATATCGATAGAATCAATTAAAATGTACGGTAACCAAAAATTTATTGACTCAACTACAATGTCTTCGATTTCTGGTTTAAGCTTGTATGTATTTGGTTGAAATATAATTTCTAATAATCTTGTACCATACGTCGGTTGCATGTAACGTTCACCGATTCTGGTTAATAACAGCGTCTTTAAATTTTCATGAACTTGTTGTTGTGGCGTATATACTGTACTAAATACACTGTCCAAATTTGATAAACTAACACCGATACCAGTGTCACTCGATAAATTATTGGTTATATTTTCGTACACAAATGCCATTACATACCTTTTTTCTTGTTAATTGCTTTCATTAAGCCGGAATAATCTCGAGTCATCGCAGCTGCAACCGTTGGATCAACTTCATATACTTTACCAGTTTCTGGATCTTCCATTATTTTAGGAGCGGTAGGAGCTATACCCATTGACTCTTTCATGTTTTGTGGCATCATGCCAAAATTCACAGCATCTTTTGATGACATACGAATTTCGTCAATTCCTTCATTCATGATATCACGGAAACTATTCATTGCTAGTGGTTGTTGTTCTGATAATGGGTCTGTTTCATTTAATACCGATGCCCAACGATTTTCTTCAAACATTGGTTTCTTTTTTACTGGCATGTTTTGCTGCCGTGATACATTATGGGTTTTTACAGGACGTTTCA